AGATTCTAGGCGCAAAATACTTAATTGAATCTATTCCTTCAATATCCCCACCATTTTGAGATCTTTGATTTGTAGTTACCGTAATAGTATTTGTTGGAACAATAGTATTCCCACTAGCATCTTGTAAAGTTCCAGCAAAGGAAAATGTATCGGCACCATTTCCATCTTTACCATCAGTTACAATATAAGTAACCGTAATAATTGCACCATTGTCTAATTTCTTACCGAAGTATCCATCACCAAAAAGAAGTTCGTATTTTTCATCTTGAACTTCTTGAAGTAGATAAATTTCTGAGGTTGAATCAATATCAAAAATATTTTCTGCTAAAGAATATACTCTACCTAGTCCAGTATCACTTGTACCTTTAACATATACAACAATTGTTGAAGTGTCAATAAATGAGTTGTTTAGAATAAATCTCTGATCTAAAGAACCATCAACCGTAAATTGTTTTTTTAAAAATGTTCCTTCTTTAATTTTAAGATTGCTAAATGTTGCCGTTCCATTCACAACATCAGCAGAGACATTAGAAGGAGAAGAGAACACATAAGATGAACTATCAACGCTTCCTACGCACACTAGACCCGCCTGTAAGGTTAGTGTTGGAGTTGATGCGGCAGTGCTTATCGAAAATGTAACTTCCGCTGTAGAGGCGGTTCTGGAGCGTGGTACATAACCAACATTCCTTGCTAAGGAAACTACATTTTCTCTAACTGTTGCAGAATCCAAGAAGGATTCATTAACAGTCATGTTAGAGTTGAATGCTGTAATATAAGTATTATATGCTAATGTATCAATCAGAACAGAAAAATTAGACCCCTCAAAGTCAAAATCCGTGAAATTGGAATTTGCACGGAGATAATCTTTGATGGAGGTCTTTATCTGATCAAAATCTAGATTGGCGAACTTTGTAAAAGGCATTTTATCTTGTTGCCTCTAATATAAATGAGAATTGCTGTGTTGGAATTTCTTGTCCGATAATGTTAAAAGTAACTGTAACTTCAAAGTCATTTGTATCAGGTCTTGGATCTACATCAACAATTACATCAGTGACTCTAGGTTCATAGTTCTGAATACAAGTAATAATCTGGTCTCGGACTGTCGATGCAGTACCGAAATCAACAAAATCAAACAGACTAGAGCGAACATTCGAACCGATTGTAGAATTAAAAAATCTTTCGGTAGGAATTGTTTCAACTAAATTACGAATTGACCTTATAATAGCATTTTGATTCTTCAAAATTGGCAAATCCTTAGTAACAGGATGAGGTTCAAAGGATAAGCTAATATCTTTGAAGGATCTAGATATCCTAGTAATTGCCATCGGACATAAAATTTCTTTATTTATTTATGTTCATTTCCAGGGAGAACCATAGACTGGTTCAGTTCCATATGACCAATCATCATAGTCTTCATCATTTCTAATTTTTTCGTGCAACTCAACTTGTTTTTTGAAGTCGTGCTTTGGTGCCAAGTCGTGCATAACCTCTTGAATGACTCTTTTTGGAGGTTCTACACCATAATCTGTAATCAATTTAGTGGTTCCCCACATCTCTCTCATATAATTTGAGTCTCTATCGACGGGTAAATTAGACATTTTAGCTCCTGTTTTAACGAATAAAACAGAACTTTTATGAAGGAGGTTGCTATCTCCTATTGTCTATTTAACGACTCACTTCTCTGAGAGAATAGTTATCAGAATCTAAGTATTTTAGTAACTCTAATGCAATTAATTTTGGATTTCCTTCGCCACATGTATAGACATCAATCGCAATGCACCCATTTTCTGGCCAAGTATGACAAGAAACATGACTTTCTGCCAGTGCAATGACGATAGTACACCCTTGTGGATAAAAACAATGTTGAAAAATGTTCAGAATCGTCATCTTTGCCCTTTCAATTCCTCTCTCCATCACTTCTTGAAGAGAAATTGAATCGTTTAAAAGACCAAACTCAACATCATACACCTCTAAAAGAAGGTGTTTACCCATAGAAACCCTTTCCAACGCACAAAAATCCTAAAAATTTATTTATTTCTAATATTTTGGACCATCTCATAGTCCTCTTCTAAGATTTTTTTTAGATACTCATCATCCCAAAGGTCATAGTACCCAGTTTTTGCTAAAATTTTCCTCATTTTAGTCAAAAATTCTTCATTTTGATACAATATAAGATTATAGAGTCCATTATTTGTTTGAACACCGTTAATAAAACTTGGTTCATCTCTAAAATCATCAAAAAACTTGTATTTTGGATATAATTTATTCAGTTCTTGAATCTTCTGATACCCATAATCCAAGTCTAAGTCATCTTCAACGACAAAAATGACGACACCAAACTCCTCATCAAGAGGTTTGATATCGTCAATCGAACATTTTACAATTTTATATGTATTTGTTTTTGCAAAAGGGCATATCGAATAACCTTTAAGGTCTGGATGAGAGTTTTTTATTTTATCAATCCATTCCTCAAGATCATTCATCACCCTTTACCTTGACCCCTATACTTCTTACGAGCTCCGTTACGAGAAGACGCGGCATACTTAGTTCCGCCTCCATCGCCTTGGCGAGACTTTTTAGGAGGACCGGGAATATAAGAGCTCTTATTTAAACCAACCTTTGCTTTAGCCATTAATTTTCTCCTATAATTTCAGTTTCAATTTCATTCGGACTTGGAGAACCTGTCTGATAAAACTCAATTGCCAGATCCTCCATTATATTGAAGTATTCTTCCTCTGTGAGAGAGGAGTAAATCTTACGCCCTTTACAAAGTATATTGTAAGTTTCGTTAGCCATTCGAATCAGATAATTCTTGTCTTCTCGTGACCAACTCTAATACGAGGGTCGCACCAGATTTCAAAACCTGCTTCCTTCGCATCTAAACAGAATGATACATCTTCTCCACACATATCCTGAACCTCACCAGATTCAAAGACTTGCATCTTTGGAGCAAACCAAGGATACTTCATTTCAGAGTGCTCAAAAACACCATGCTTAATCAGCAACCAACCAAATCCTGCATAATCAACAGTAAAAGGTTTACGACGCTTTGAGATACTCTCTACGGTTTCATGATTCATCACACCACCATTGTTACGGAAATCTTCTTCTTCCATCCAATGAGCAACTGATGTTGTATGACCATCTTCAGTAGCATACCAACCAGAAGCAATGTCTTGGTCCATCAAGACCAACTGCCAGAACTTTTCAGTATTGAAAACAATATCCGAGTCAATCCAAAGTTGCCAATCATATTTCAGTTTACCATCCCAGGGAATTTGGTCAGGTCCACGCAGTACATTCGCTCCCAAACACTTACATCTTGCGAAATTAACCATCGAAGAGTAATCTTGCGAGATTTGAATGCTTGCTCCTGCCTGTACAAGATCAAAACAAAGTTGCACAAAATTCTTTAAGTAAGTATAAGAGACTCCTCTCCCAGGCAGACAGAACACAACGGACTTGCCGCGCACCATTTCTTTTGCCTGATTATAATCCCATTCGGGCTCTGTTGAAGACGCTACAGGCGCCTTTGCTTTTACAGTAAATCCTTTAGCCATAAGATAAGTCGTTTACATTCATATCATACTCTATTATGTATTCGTTGTCAATCAGTCCCGTTCTGAGAGAATCACTTCATTTCCCTCTATTGAAAGTCTTATCTCAGTATCTTCGTACCAGGAGAGTTCATTTATAATTTGCTCTGGAATAATCATAAAGTATTCACCCGTAATTGGATCGACCTGTATGGACTCAAAAATATCTCCGGAATTTTTTTTCATTTCGTGTATTATATGCAACCTTTTTCAGAATTATATAGTATCCGGAATTTTTTGAAGAGTGTGATATTTAGAGGTCGATTTGGGTCGTTTATAGCTTAGGGTAGTGGTGCGTTTTTATATACGGGGGCGCCCCGCCGCACAAATTACCCCAACGGAACTGCCAAACACGAACGCATAAGGCACTGCCCCCCACCCCGAAGGGCAGAGGGCAGGGGGTGGGTCACCAGGTCGGCAGTGCCTCCCCTGCCTCATGAGCGTGTGCCTCCGAATACTGGGCTGCGATGGCGGTAGCGGGCAGACCCCAATGGATGTAGGCGGAGGGGCGGGACCCGTTCTTCAGTTGGTCGGCACGGGAAATCCACTTGATTTGACGGGTCTCCAGGTCAGAGCACATCGCAAGGGGGAAACGCATGGGGGGGGTGGTGAACTGAGAGAATTGTAGAGCACGAAGGGGGCAGGGGTCAATACCCCAGCCAGACCAGAAACTCACCAGCATCGACGGGACCGAATCGGGCGGTCACCCCATAGTCGGTGCGGAAGTCATCCCACAGACCATGGTCCTTTGCTGCCTGGCAGGCGGTGCCCCAGCGGATGCAGCCGTTCTCATCGGTGCAGGATTCCAGCAGGTCGGGGAAGGTGGCGAATGTCATGGGGTCCGTTGCGGATGAGAGTATTGTAGCAGGTCAGGCGGCGGATTTGGCAGCGAGCATCAGGGCATGGAATTTATGGAATTCGTGGGTCATGCCAGGGGAGAGCGTCGGGCGTCCCTTGCTACCGTGAGCGGGGAGGTGGAAGGTCTGGGCGATGGCGGGGTGGGTCACTTTGTCGTGACTGCCGCCTGATTTGATGGTGGCGCCTGCCTTCAGAATCAGGCGGCGGGCGTCACGAATCTTGAGAGGTTGCATCGGGTCCGTTGCGGTCTTCCTAATGGTAAGACCCCCAGCGGCGAACCGTGGGGGTCTGGGGTCAGATTCAGAATTGGATGGATTCGAAGTAGGCGGCGCAGTCTGCGATGTTGGCGTCTGCCTCATCGTTGGCGATGGTCTCCAGAATCTCCAGCAGTTGGGCGCCAGTGGCAGCGCGGTTCAGGAGGGCGGTTGCGAGGTCCAGGGTCATGGTAGGATTGTCGGTTGATTGGTTGCGGCAGTCTTTAGGGCGCTGCCGTTCCCATTGTATCAGGCAGCGATGAGGAGGTCATTCTCCCAGCGGGAGAGGTTCAGGACCTCATCGTAGAGTCGGTCCGCGACCTGCTCAACATAGCGGCGCTCGTCTGCCTTCAGGATGGCGGCGCGGCACTGAGCGGCAATCTCATCGATGCTCAGGGCGCGGTCGGTGGCGGGGTTGTAGCGCATGGGTCGGTTGCCTTTGGTTGACTTTAGAATTCTAAGGGGTCAGGGTGCCGATTGAGGCACCCGATGTGCCAGTGCCTCAGTCGGCATAGAGGCGCTGGAAGTCTTCCACAAACTCCCGTGCCTCATCGCCAGACATACGGGCGACCATCTCACGGGCGACGGTCTCCCAGGAGAAGTCATCCGCCAAATC